TTAGGTGCACCAACTAGGACAGACACTACACTTGCGGTTTCACGCAGACGTTTAATTTCAGAATCAATAAAATCGATTTCGCGTTGCTCAAGATACTGTTCCCGCAATTTTAAGCGAATCACTGTGCCAAGCGAACGAAACTCGAAGTCAGATGTCACGTTGTCAAAATCACCAGTGTTCTGTTTGCCAACGTAGGCATAGACCCACTTACGCTTTTCTTTGTTGTCAAAGTTAGCATTGTAGTAGTTGAGTGCTGCCATCATAGACATGGTGTAATTGTCTTTGTCTATCACAGGCTCGAAGCTGCCAAAGCCTGTGCCTAGCACTTTCAGTTTTTCGCGTTTAGCTTTTAGCTTTTCGTCTTTAGTCATTGCCATGAGGTGTTCCTTGTTTTGATAGATCAATTATACCACGAATTTGATTTATTGTACACAACTATTTTTGTACACCTTTGTGTTACTCACCGGCACGAAGCTCAACAATCTCGGTATATAATGTTTCAAACTCTTCATGATTTTGTTGCTCATTAAGAAAGTTTTGCTTATGAAATGTGCGAGCCATTTTATTTAATACTCGCTTTGAGAGTTTAAATTGGTCATTCAATTCATTAACTGCGTCTTTAATGTAATCCTTTTCTGCATCAATTCGTGTCATTGAATTGGAAATCTCTTGCATTGCGTCTTTAATTTTCTTGCGGTCTACTGGTGATGAAATCATATATTCTCCATTATTTAAGATCAAATTCAATTCGTGTGATAGATGTCTGTAGAAACGATCTCCACTCTTGTTTATCTAAATCAAAAACTTTAATAGCTTTTGATGCAGATTCATTTTCTGTAGTACCCTTTGGATGTTTATCTTCAGGAATATTTACACCATTACGTGTGCATTTCATTGTACGGGAAGTTCCATCTTTTTTATTAAATGTAACTGTGATTGGAAATTCTTCCGACAATAACATAACCATCCAATCATGGAATTCTGTTGAGTCTAAAATTTCGTTTAGTTTTTCCGGTTCACTGCTCATGACATTAATAAAGTTTGTGCCTGTATTTGTGCTAATCATATTATAGATTCCAATTAATATTTACTGAAATAATTTCTTCGCCATGTGCTGAAGCAGTTGCAGAAGATTTTGTGGGGAAAATCTTCACAGCGACATAGCCTAAGCCTTTATCAAAATCAGATTTGATCATCCATCCCTCTTTTAGAGTGGTAATCTTTTGAATTGAAATGCTATCACTTGCTCCTACTGAAGACCTGAATAATGCTGGCACTTGCTTCTCTCCTTCCATTGTAAACCTCACAGTGTTGTTGATAATCAATTATACACTAAAAAAGAATTAAATTTTTTCTATTTTGAACTCGTCTGCAGGTGTTATAGACTCTGCCATCTTAAGATGATTTTTTGGTACTGGCTGAACGCTCTCAACAACAGGCTCTTCTTCAACTTCTGGTGTTGGTGGTTCTATTGACGGAACAAGAGTAGGTTCAGCCACTACTTTCTCTTGTTCTTTTTTGGCTATCGTTTGATTCAAGGCTATAAACATTAAAACTGCAAGGGGATCAAACACTCCCACGATCATTAATATTACTATGCGGACGGCTTTCTCGAGGAAACTGGTTTCTTCGGCTTGTTCGCCGTAGATGAGTTTTGCGATGTATTTGATTGGACCGACTTCGGCTTCGACTTGTCTGACTTCACTGGCGTACGGTGCACGGCCTTCGCTGAGCTTGGTGAGCTCTTCTTGGCTGGCACTGGTTGATTTTGCAAGATCGGCTCGCTCTTTGGCTTGACTTCTTCTAATGGCAATGGAGCGATTGATGCCGGAGTCTCCACTGCCTGAGGAGGCTGTACTGGAGTTGGCGGCTGAACTGCCACCGGTTCTGGAGATCGTTTCAGTAACTTGAAGATCCAATTGATTAAGTGTTCTACGCGACTCATTTATAATATCCTTATGAAATTTAATTTTTTCATCAATGGCAGCAAGTTTATATTGAGCTTCACCTACAACCAATGACTGGTCTCCGTGAGCTTTAGATAAGAAGCCAAAGATGCCCATGCTCGTTAAACTCATCAATACAACTATTGCTATTAGAAAATAGCTCTTAAGAAGTAATGAAGTGCTTTCCCAGTTTCTATATAGCCACGAAGTAACTACAAGCTTTGATACTTCAAGTGCGACACCCATTATTGCAATAGATACAGCAGCACCTGAAAATATCGCCATTAATCCCATTATAGCGTAATACGCTGCAATAGATGATAAAGAAAATGCTGATAGGAAAAGTAAATACGTCATAACTTTACATGAGTTCTATGAATTTTACAAGCGATGATTCCATTGTACCATTGGTCTTGTTTTTCTAAGACTTCGTATTGAAACTGAAGCTTAGCCTCTAAATAAGACATTGTACCTTTATTGCCACACATGTGCAATATTTCACGCGTAAAATTATGTTCACCTAACTCAGCAACGTCTTTTGTTAATTCATCCGAAGATGACCAGTATACTTTCCAATCAGAAGGTACCTTTACTCTTTTCTTTTTTCCTTTAAGCATCTTAGTTTTTGAAAACCAAAACAATTTCTTACCAATGTATCTTCTACCATTAGTAAGATTAGTAATTAAATATACGTACCCGATATTTTTATCGATCAGATCTTCATTAAATTCTATGCCCTGATATGTCCACATACTTTATCCATCTTGAATAAAGTATTTATTGATTTAATTAAAGTAACCAAGTCTTCTCATAGTATTTCTAAGCTGGCGTATACGCTCACAGATCAACAATACTCTATTAGACCTATTCGTCGGCATCGTCGTATTTCTCATCTTCGGTAATATCAGCTGCGCATACCGGGCAGCACACAATAGAAGACTTTTCGTGATCATCGCTCTTTAATATAATTTTGCCGAATGCTCCACAATCTGGACATTCGAATAATCTACTTGCAGCCATTATATATCCTTTTCGATTTTTTCATACATTATGCCCAAACACTTTCCCAAGTACCAGCAGTAGCACCCTTTGCGTAATCTGTTACTCTGTTTTCAAAGAAGTTACCATGAATTGGCGCGTTGATCATTTCCTCAACCCAAGGCAGTGGATTCTTTTTAACTTTAAAGATACCTTTCATGCCTAGGCCAATTAGACGACGATCAGCAATATAACGAATGTATTGCTTGACATCTTCTTTTGTTAAGTTCTGGCTATCATTAACACCAAAGGCTAGCTCAATAAATTTATCTTCTAGCTCAACCATCTTTTCGCAAATAGTATAGATCGAACTCTTAAGTTCGTCATTCCAGATTTCTGGATTTTCTTTGATAAACTCTTTAAAGATACGCATCATGTTTTCAGCGTGTTGTGTTTCATCAACAATAGACCATGTAACAATTTGACCCATGCCCTTCATCTTACCATGACGTGGAAAATTCAACAACATGATGAACGAACTAAACAACTGCATGCCTTCAGTGAATGCTGAAAATACCGCGATGTGCTTTGCTGTATTTTCTTTAGTACTATTTTGAGCAGATAAATTTAAAACATAGTCATGTTTTTCTCGCATCTCGGCGTATTCTAAGAATTCAGAGTATGTAGTTTCAGGCAAACCAAGGGTTTCAATAAGGTGACTATAGGCAGCAATGTGCAGTGCTTCGCGGGCAGCAAAGCCTAACAACATCATTCGTACTTCTGGTTGAGGGAAGTAAGGGAGATAGTTGTTAACATAACCACCAGCAACGTCAATGTCGCCTTGAGTAAAGAATCTAAAGATGTGAGTAAGGAACTGCTTTTCTTCTTCAGTTAATTTCTTTTTCCAGTCCTTCACATCTTCCGACATAGGAACTTCGGTATGAAGCCAATGGCTTTGCTCATGCTTTAACCATGCATCATACGCCCAAGGATAGTTAAATGGCTTAAAGCTACTTCTTTCGTCCATTAATGTGGAAGTTTTCTTTTTAATCATTGATAAACTCTTTTAATTGTGTTTTGTTTAATGCGCCAGTTTTACGTCTTACTTCGGTCCCGTCTTGTAGTACTACTAATGTAGGTACTGATCTAATATTATATGTTGCAGCTAAATCTAATTGATCATCAATATCAATTTCTTTTACTACAGTATCAAGATCATCTATGCCTTTAAGTGTCATTGATAACGCTTGGCAAGGGCCACACCAAGCTGCTGAAAATTTTAGTACTTCTTTCATTCTTTATCCAATTCTAATTCTATAAATTTTAACTTGTCATTGTAGTGTACATTGGTAACTTCTTTATACCCATCCGAAGTCCAAACACATACTCTAATACTATCTTTTGATTTTTCTAATAGACCACTGTTTTTATTGACATGTTCAGCCCAAGTGGACTTAATAAGATGATAGATATTATATGCGTCCATTTACCAGTGCCTCCATACGCCTGCTATAATATGTGCGCAGGTTACCATTTCTACAATTCTCATAGTCCACCAAACAAGAGGACTATGAGATTCTTGTTTCTTTGACTCTTCTTCCATTTACCCCTCACATGCAATACAATCATTACCTTGGGCAATAGCAGTCATGTCAATTTCTTTAATAATTTCGCGTTCAATCTTTTTATGAACTTTATCAGCTTTACCAATCTTTTCAGAACGGCAGTAATACATAGTCTTAAGCTTCTTTTTCCATGCTAGAAAGTGAACACTGTGAATATATTTAATATGACTATCAGGACGGAAGAATACGTTTAAGCTTTGTGCTTGATCGATATACTCTTGTCTATCAGCTGCGTGTTCGATAACCCAGCGTTGATCGATTTCCATAGATGTCTTAAACACTTCTTTATCATGTTCATTCATCCAATCTAAATGTTGAACTGAACCATCATTTGCAATGATTGAACGCCACACTTCATCAGCCCATCCTTCATTGTGACTTTGAGCTTCTTTTTGAATGACTACATCAAGAAATTTATTCTTATTTAGGTGAGAGCCCGATAGAGTGTCTTGGCGATAAGCATTGGCGCGATAAGGTTCAATGCTAGGACTAGTATTGCCCATGAGAATGGAAGAAGAAGCATTGGGAGCAATAGCCATAAGATGACTAAAGCGATTGCCAGTACCATAAGCATCAGGCGCTTGACCTTTTTCAGATCCCAATATTTGATTTGCTTTATCAAGTTCATTTCTAATATGTTTAAAAATACGAATGTTTAAAGATTTTGCTAATGGAGATTCCCATGCTATGTTTTTCTTTTGTAGAAGAGCATGAAAACCGAGAGCGCCAACACCGATGCTCCGTTCACGGCTAGCACTATATCTTGCGCGTGATATGCTATCAGGAGCATTATCAATGAAATATTGAAGGACGTTATCGAGCATCTCCGCAACGTCCCGAAGAAATAGTTTGTCATCTTTCCAATCATCATAGTACTCCAAGTTCAAAGAAGATAAGCAACACACTGCTGTACGTTCTTCATTTGTGGGAAGAATGATTTCAGAACAAAGGTTTGATTGATGAACTTTAAGTCCAAGATCTTTTAAGTGTTGTGGTAGCTTGCGATTGGATTCATCGATAAAGTGAAGATAAGGTTCACCAGTTTGCATGCGTAAGTCAAGAATCTTTTCCCATAGCATCTTAGCAGATACAACTTCACGAATTTCACAGCTGGCAGGATCAACTAGTTGCCAATCATCATTTGCATCTTTATCAAGCATACAGCGCTCGATGATTTCCATAAACGAATCTGGAATATTAATGCCGTGGTGTAAATTCAAACAACGTAAGTTTTGGTCGCCTGTACCTTTACGCATTTCTAGAAAACTAATAACGTCTGGATGACTAATATCAAGGTAAGCAGCATAAGAACCACGGCGAGTGCGTCCTTGACGATACGCCAAAGAAGAGGCATCGTACATTTTAAGGTGAGGCATAACACCAGTACTCTTATCATCCGCTGAACGTATGCCAAAACCGATGCCAACACCACCACCAAGCATACTAAGCCAATTAGTTTCAGAAAGATTATCAACTAGACCCTCCGCGCTATCTTCGATGTAGTTAAGGAAGCAGGAAATAGGCAAACCACGCTTGCTGCGGCCAAAAGATAAAATTGGAGTAGAGTAACTAAGCCAATGCTTGCTACTATACTCATACAAACGTTGAGCGTGATCAGCATTAGATCCAAAAGTGCTGCTAACATATGCAAACCTTTCTTGAGGTGAAACCTCATCTTCTTTCATATACGATTCTTTAAGCCTAGTCAACCCCAATTGATCGAATAGAGAATCTCTGGAATAGTCTACATTTATTCCATGCGCAGTGTGGTTCATATTTTTATCCTTGTTGTGTGAATTCAGCTGCAAGTGGAAAGATTTCAGCAATCACTACAGCACAAGCTTTTGCGATTTCCATATGTTCCAATTGCGTACCATTTGATGCTCTCAATTGAATGTAGTGAATCCAACTACGGATAGTACCATTCATGTAGACTCGGGTTTTAGTGAGACCTTCAGGTAGAACTACTCGAGCTTGTTCTTTTGCAATTCCAGATTTGATTGCCCACTCATAAGCTTCTTTAGCAGCCTCAATAACTTTACGCTGCTGTGTGTCCCACATCTGTGCAAGTTTTAAACCTTCAACCGAGTTAATATCTATATGAATTGAGTTTTGGCGGTTTTTGGTATCTTGAAGACGGCATTCCCGCAAGGTGAACATATCACCAAGTTCTTTTGGATCGGCGTAGCGTTGGGAGAATTCTTGAAAAGCAAATGATCGATGACGTACAATTTGGTGAGCAATGTCACGTGTAGTATCAATCTCTAAACATGCACTTGCCATTTCTAGTGGAGACCAGTGGGCGTGTTTAATAAGATATTTGATTAGCTTTTCGGATGTTTCAGTGTTATACTGATTTGCTGGATTTGATACACGGGCACAGAAAGCTACAAGCTCCTGCACATCATATAGACCCTCATCGACCAGTTGACGAGAAGGCTTCGAATAAGAAATTAATTTTACCTGCACAGATCACTCCATAATATTTCATTGATGTACCATTATATATCATAATCTAATATTTGTACAAAGGTGTTGTTACAAATTCTTAAAAGATTTTTGGAATGACTGTGTGTAAGATATAACCAATTACTGCGGCGCCACCAAGCACATACCATTTCCATTGTTCTAGACTTGTTAGTCTATTTTCAATTTGCTTGATGTCGTTCTGAATTTCTTTTTTGATATCATTATGTTGAGCAGTCGACTGCTCTGCGGCCAACTTCATTCGGTCGTCAATTTTTGCTCCCATAGTCTCTAACTTATCCATGATTTCGCGTGTCTGAGTAGTGATACGAGAATGAAGTTCATCGATTTCTCTATCTTTTTTGTCACTTACTTTTTCCAATGAATTCAATCTTTCGTCATGCACTGCTAAGAGTTTTCCGATAGAGTTGCTTACCTCGGATATTTTTTCAAGAGAAGAGTCTAGCTTGTTAACTACGCTCTTAAGTACTTCAATTTCTGTATCAAACGCCATGATACTTCCTACTTATTTAGCTGGAACTTTAGTTCCCTCTAATTTATTGTGTATCTTCATCATTTTACAATCTTGAAGAACTTTACCATCTTTACCCAAAACAGGCTTTCCATCTTTAGTCATCTTATCAATACAAACTTTTTGCTTTTCAGCTGGTGCTGCTGTATCACCAGCATATGATAACATAGAAAGCGATGCAATTAAAGCGATTAGAACATTTTTCATAATAGTTTATCCTCTTGATGTGGCAATGGTTTGCCGTAAAATTTGTGTTGTGGATTATTTATAAGTGGCTTAGAAGAAAACTTTTCAGCCACAGTTACACCCAATCCAGCCATGACAATATATGACATGCTCTCGTAAATAAAAGAGTCTATCGTATATCCAAAAAATAGATTAGCTAAGAACGCAGTGGCACACATTAAGAAAGCAAGAAAAGTTATAACTCTCTTGCTACTTAAACTGCCATTGTGTCCATCTTGTAGCATAGACTTTAGCACATTAAATTTCCGGTTGAGGCGCTGGAGGTGGAGCTAACTTGCCGCCGTATCCCACAGTTATCTGACCTTCACTTGTTGTGACAGTAAACGTTGGATCTTTTTTCGCTGGTACATTTTGAGTCTTAGCAAACTCTACTGTATTCTTAGCTGCAGATGTAGCATTTTCTTGTGCCACTTTCATCATAGCAAGTTTAGCTTCATTCTCTTCTTTAGTACCACCTGCTAACATAATGCCCGATAATGTACCAGTTAAAAATGTAGCAATAGGCACAATCAACTCAAAGAACTTTTGGTCAATT